TTTAACTCTGAGATGAATAGAGTCCTTAAGGTAGGAGAGTATAAGAATACTGCTGGACTTAAGACATGTACACACACTCAGATGTTCGAGGGTCGTGCTACTGCATGGTACATGAACACTAACCTAGGTGTAGGTAACAGTGACTATGTACCAGGTGACCGTTCATTTAATATTAGTTCCATTGAACAGGCATCTACTGGTGTTTATACTGTGAACTTTGCTGACGCAATGAATGATAATAACTATGCTGTAGTGATAAATGGTAGAGGTACTAACAACTTCCCAGGTGGTCTTGTTGATGCTACAGTATATGACAGGACAAATACTGGATTTGGTGTTACAATATACAACGGGATCCCTGCTGTTGAAGACCTACGAGATGTTAACATCGTTGTGTATGGAGGACAAGACGGAGAACCTGCCTTCCTATAAATATTATTTTAACTAGAAGATGTTCACAATTTACTCGATGAACGGTTGCGGATACTGCGACAAGGTTAAGGAACTAATGGAGTTGACAAAGCAGCAGCATGTAGTGTATACTCTAGACGAACACTTTACGATAGAAGAATTTAATGGTGAGTTTGATACTCTCCAGTTCCCACAAGTAGTTGTTGATCCTCCTAAGGGGGAGAGAAATCATATTGGTGGTGCTGCTGAAGTAGCGAAGTATTTTAAGGAACATAATCTTGCTAGCTAAATAAAATTAATTAGCATGGAGGGGCAGTTAAAGTTTACTTGACCACCCTATAGAGCAGGAAAATGTTACCAGTATCTTTGGTCTTCGGATCTTTTTTTATCATACTAACAGCGATTGTATCAGTCATGTTAGGATGGGTACTCAGAGAGTACATGCTTTACCATCATGATCGACCTCAGTACAATGCTCCATCACATCCAGAAATGTATGATGAGAATGGTAATATAATACCCGACTCATTAATAGCATTCCGATTTGACAATTTTGCCGATGAGGATGACGACGACGATTAACTTTTGAAATTATCATGGCTAAATTACCACCAAAACCACTTGTTAGTGAAGTCTTAGACGCTGTTCATAAAGCGAAGACTAAAGACAAAAAGATAGAGGTACTAAAACAGTACGACTCTAAAGCATTAAGGTATTGTCTCATCTGGAACTATGATGAGAGTCTTAAGAGTGCTATACCAGAAGGTGATGTTCCTTATGAACCTAATCCATCACCTACAATAGAATCTCAGAGTAAGCTTGCATCTGAGTACAAAACCCTGTATAATTTCATTGAAGGAGGCAATTACGAACTTACGAATACTCGTAGGGAAGTATTGTTTATTCAACTGCTTGAAGCCTTGAATCCAGGTGAAGCAGAAGTATTATGTTTAGCAAAGGACAAAAAACTTGGCAGAAAATACAGATGCAGCTTCCCAGTCGTTAAAGAAGCCTACCCCGATATCGTCTGGGGAAACAGAGTCTAAGATTTGGAGTGCTGAAGACAGAAAGTTAGCAAGAGAAAAGTATTGGATTAATATCCATGCACCCGATTGTTCTCTTGAAAAATCTAATGTCAAATCCTTACCTACCAATTCATATTTGGTAGAGTATCGAGTAGACAATTCTGATAAAACTCACTACGATATTGTTATCGCTAGTAAGAGATCAGATGTATTTGATTTCTATTGGGACAAACTTAAAGGTGGTCTTAAAAAGATAGGGTACACTAATGGTACACGGAACCCTGCTATGTGGGGCAATCCTCCTATAAAAGAATCTAAAAAGAAAAAGAAATGACAAAGATCCTTGTTACTGGTCATAAGGGATTCATAGGCAGTTATGTCTTTAATCACCTTAGACATGATGCAGGTTATGGATACCTAGTTGATGGTATGGATTTCCCCGATGATGTCGGGGATTTTCAGTCTGAAATTGGTATGTTTGATGAGAGGTATGATTATGTCATACATCTTGCAGCATTTGCTGCCATTAGAGATAGTGTAGATAATCCAGAGAAATTCTGGGAGAATAATGTAGAGAAATCTAAACCTATCTTTGATTATTGTAGGAGATATAATGTCAGACTACTCTATGCTAGTTCAGCACAAGTAGAGGAGTGGTGGCAGAATCCTTATGGTATTACCAAGAAGGTTAATGAACTACAAGCACCACCTAATAGTGTAGGAATGAGGTTCCAGACTGTGTATGGTGAGAATAGTAGACCTGATATGCTATACAGGATGCTACAAGACAAGACTGCTAAGTATATTACAAATCATAAGAGAGATTGGATTCATGTTAAGGATGTTGCTAGGGCAATCTGTTACCTAATGTCTAGTACATATACTGGACACATTGATGTTGGAACAGGTGAGACCGTAACAGTTAGAGAATTAGCAGAAGCATTTGGTCAGGCAAATCTACCAGTCAAGGAGCATACACCAGGCGAGAGAGATGTTACATGTGCTGACACTACTGCCCTGCGTGAGTTGGGATGGTTCCCAAGAGAAAAAGTTTTGGATTCGATTCCTGAGGGAAAACCGAACTCTCGTTTCAGATAATCGGGAAAAAAAAGTCGGGAATTTTTTTGAGCCACAGGATTTTTTGTAACACATGTTACAAAACTTGTCTTATACATAGTAATGTGTTATAATGCACATATCGTTCAGTCCCAACAGGGACCGCAAGTAAGCCGACTCGGAACGGGTATCGTTCATCCCATGTTTCATCTAGCAGCAATAGCAGCAACCTTTTCTTGCATCGATGCTCAAATGTTGATCGATAAGATCAATGAGTTTAAGATTGAAGAGGAAACACGAGCTGAGATGATCAGCGTAGTGTTAGAAGAAACCCCTCATTGCGAGTGGGACGCAAAAGCCGACTGAAGGAACGGGGTCTAATCCACCTCTACCTAAGGTAAACCAAATGGCACAAGTCACATACCGTGGTGTCTCCTATGACACCGATGCTAAAAAAGCATCAGCATCATCTAAGTCAGAATTGACTTATCGTGGTGTTAAGCATACGAGCAAATTCGTTACTGCATGAACTAAAACTTGCATATTCTAAAGAGAGGGGTTGCGACCCCTCTTTTTTTATAGTATAATATCCAAAAAGGAAAATCTTATGTTACACATGCGAGAACAACTACTGAGAGCAGTCTTAGCACATGCTACAGGTGAAGTTGAAAAACACAAAGCAAATGTTAATGTTTATCTTGAACATCCTGCTGGTATTGGAGAGCATTCAGATATTACAGAAGCAATAGGTGTTGAGTTAGATAAGATTTCTAGGTATCATGATCAGATAGAAGTTATTAATAAGTACTTTAGAGCACCTAAGCAACCATTAAATGAATAAAGGAAAATTAAAAGTCTTAGTCATGGCTCTTAAGGAGATTGTTGAAGAGTTAGAGTCGGAAGTTTATTCTGACACTGAAGCATATACACAACCTCCTGTAGGTGATGTTGAAGAGGTGTGGGATGACGATGACGGATATCCTGACTAACAGGTATCATTCTTGCTCTATTTCGGTTTATGGGGATTGGCGAATATCTAGTAAAGATGTTAAAATACACCTTGCTGACATCGCATACCTATTAACTAAAAAACGGTTAAAAATGGTAGATCATGAAAATATTGCTTGGAAGGGTATGAACCTTTTAGAGCAATATTCTACAAATCAGTGTATTTGCTGTAAAGGTGAAAGATACCGAAATTGTGATTTTCAGTTTCCTGGTATTTTAGTCGAAAATGCTCCAAATCCGTTTAATCTCAAATTTCGTATGATAGACGGAAAACACAGAATTGCGAAAATGCGTAAAATGGGCATTTTTCGTAGTATGTACTATGTAATTCCCTTTAAAAAATTTAAAAAACATTGTCATGGATGATGCAAAACTTAAGTTAAGGCAAGAGGTCTTGAAAATCTTGCTGTCTAAATATGGTAGTAATACCTACTTAAATCGTGCCATTTATGAATGTGCTGATGAGTGGTGTAGTAAGCAGGTAACAACGAACGGACTAGCAGGTTATTTTAAAGCGTATTATGCGACTAAAGGAAACGATCAAGTTGGTGAAGAAAGCACTGAAGCATCCTGAAATGTATACTGAGGATGAACTCAGATATATGCGTCAGGCAAAGAGAAATGCTAAAGCACAACTTAAATTGAAACAACTGAGAAAACTACAGAATGACTGTAAAACTGATTCAGATAACACCAAAACCTGAGGAACAAATAGCGTATATCGCTAGGGTCTCTAATCCCAATAATCAGGATAATCCAAATTATGCCAAATTGCTTGCTTATTGTATTAAGCAC